CGGGGAACTCGATGGCGGCTGAGTTCTCGGCCTCGGTGGGGTTGCCCTGGGTGTAGCTCGGGGTCCATGCCTGGCGGGCGTACCCGCCGCCGCTAACCTCGGTGCCGGGGCTGGTGTCAGTGGGGGTGCTGGTGACCAGGCCAACGTAGCTGCCGGCCAGGATGGCCGCCAGGGCCTGCTGTTCTGCGTAGTTGCTGAAGCTCATGGCCTACACTCCAAATCCTGCGCCACGGCGCATCATGGGGGCCCCACTGTACCGTGCATCTGCGTCAGCCTGGTTGGCGGACGCCACCGCCTGCTGATAGAGGGTCTGCCACACGGCCAGGCGTTCGTCGTCCTTCAGGAATGGCGCCGAATGGGTCAGTGCGCCGTAGAGGAGCACTTCCGGGTGGTCCTCCAGGAGCCAGTTGGTGGGGTTCTCCACACTGAGGCGCGGGACCTTGGCGTAGTAGATCATTTCGATCTCAACCGGGGCGTCCTGGGTGGGCGCCGGGGCCAGTTCGAGACTATCGGCGACGAGGCTGTAATACTTCGGGCCGTCGTTCTCCGGCAGGATCTTACCGGCCAGGACATCGGCCCGGTAGCGGTCGATCTCATCGAAGGTCATGAAGCCGAGCGGCTCGCCGTCGGACAGGCGCTGCACGTTCCGGGCCTTGCGCCAGTCGGACGGTAGGGTGACGTACCTTGACTCCGCCTGGGCCACGCTACGCTTCAGCATCTTGCGGACCCGCAGCACCGAGTCCAACCCGGCCTCGGTCAGAGCGATGAACTGGGGGATGCGGTCCTCGAGGTCCTGGCGCATCAGCCAGTCCGCGATCGCCGCCTTGAGCCCGTCGTAGTCGGTGAATGCGCTCATACCCGGCCCTTCCAAGTGCGGAAACAGGCGTTCTCCGGCCGGTTGAGCCATTCGCGCCAGCCGTCAGGGGTGTCCCAGCCTTCCAGGACTGCCTGCTCATAGATGGGGATGGGCACCTCGGCGACGTGCAGCAGCCCGTCAGCGCGGTCGAATCGAGTCGCCTCCTGCTTATCCCGGCAGAAGTCGATGATCCCATCCACGTCCTGGGTGGTCTGCACGGTGAAGCGATTGGGGTTCTCCGAGTCCGCATGGACCACCCCTTTCACTCCATCACCACGGTCATAGGGAAGCGTGATCTTCATGGCGTAAAGGGGTCCCTGGGGGCCCCTTTTCCTCCTTCTCGTCTCCGGCCCCCCGCTTACGCGGAGGTGGTCAGGTCGGCGATCGCGCCGTGGGCAGCCTCGTTGTCCACCTGGAGACCGTACTCGGCCAGGATCATGCGGGTCTCCGCATCACCGATCTTGGCCAGCGGGGTCTGCTGGAACCGACGGTAGTAGGCCACACGGGCGTAGTTGGGGTCGAGCAGGAACGCGGTACGCTCACGAATCCAGCGGCTCGCCATCACGCGCAGAGTGCCGAAGTCACCCGCATACAGGGAGACGGTCGCGCTGACCTTGGTCTCCGCCACGTCATGGCTGGAGTTCTGCCGACCAACGAAGCCGGACACCACACCCTTGTTGTAGGGGCCGACCAGCAGCACGGAGGGCTCCGCACCGTTGGTGTAGCACGACTGGAGGCACGCCTTGAGCAGGTCCTCGGTAAGGGCGCGCTGGGTGCCATCAGTCGGAGAGCTGTTCTCGTTGGCGGCGGATGCGCCATCGGCGGCCCGCAGCACGTTGGTGTCCAGCCAGGACTCCAGGGCTCGGGTCTTCCGGGGGGTGACGGCATCCCCGTTCACACGACCCTGGGTGCCGCACAGGATGGACTCCATATCGCGCTTGAGCTCCTTGGAGCGCATCGCCATCTGGTGAGCCATCTCGCGGCGCTTACCGGCCGGGTTGGCGGCGTTCTGAGAGCCAGACACGGTGGCGTCACGCTTGGAAATCTGCGCGACGTTCGACACGCGGACGGTGGGCTGGCTGGCGGAGCGAGTCAGCTCGAAGCCTTCCACCTGGGCGTTGTTGGCGTCCACGGCCTTCAGGTTTTCCACCTGCCAGTCGTAGGTCACGTTGGAGACGTTACGGGTCCCCACGGCCGTAATGAACGGCGTGTCATAGGGGTCGATGTTGTAGATGGCGTCAGACAGATCCTCGCGGTTCGCCTGCGCATCATAGGTCTTGAAGCTGTTTGCAACGGCCATGGTCGTCGTCCTCGTTCACTCGTCACCGAGAAGTTGCTCAAAGTAAGGTACAGCGGCTTGGACCGTTTTGGCCTTCGCCAGACGCTGTTTGGACCGTCTCGCCTTCGTCTTGCTCGGGGCCTCGTTGGAGGGGGTGCCAGCCTTCATGGTCTTGGCCTTCTTCCTGACCTTGGCCTTGTTGCTGGGGTCTGCCTTCTTCTCCTGGAGCGCACGGTACTTGGCCGCATCTCGAAGGACCCTGATCGCACGGTGGTCCACCATGCTCTTCAGCTCCTCCTCAGTGAACCCGACCTCCTGGCCGTATCTGGTCATCTGAACGTAGTCCTTCTGGGCGACTTCCTGGTCCTGCCAGTCAGGGAGGGCTGCGAGCAGCTTCTCTTTCTCCTGCTGGATGGTCCGTTCCAGGTGCTTCTGCTGGCGCTGCTGGTACTCCTGCTGTACCCGCTGTTGCTCCTGCTGGATGGCCTGCATCCGCTCCTGGATCTGTCGCTCCTTGTCGCGCTCCTCGTAGTAGGCGACCTCATCCTCCTGCTTCAGGCGCTGCCAATCCGCTTCTGACCGGCCGGAGAGGCTGGCCTGGAGGCGGGTGTTGAGCTGAGTGAGCGCGTTGCTCCACTCCACCTGCTGCTGGAGGACCTGCTCCTCCTTCTCCTCGAGCTGCCGTCGCTGGTCAGCGAGGGCCTGGGTCTTGCGAGTATAGTCCTGAGTTCGAGAGTAGCCGGATTGAAGCTCCTTGAGGGTGACCTCGGTCTCCTCGCCGTCCACCTTGACCTTTACCTTGGTCTCAGGGTCCAGCTCGGGAGCGGGTTCCTCATCGTCGTCTTCGTCCCCGTCGTCCTCGTCGTCCTCGTCTTCGTCCTGATCGTCGGCGTCATCCTCATCAACCTCGGGGTCATCCCCCTCGGCAGAGTCTTCGCCGTCCTGGGAGGTATCCTCTTCCTCCCCGTCTGGGCTTTCGCCCGCTGCGTCATCCTCAAGCGGTTCCTCACCATCTTCGATAGCGAGCGCCGATTCCCACGCAATGGCTGCTTCGTCGTACTCGGACCCCAGTTGCCCGGAATCACCGAACTCGGTGAAGTTCACGGTAGCTGTGGTTCCCCGATTCTGAGTCGCCATGTCTTTATACTCCAGTAGTTTAGCAGATTGTCAAGGTTATTCGGCCACGTTCTTGCGGGTGTGCTCACGGTGGAGCGCACCGGCCTGGGTAAAGCTCTTGATCTGCTGCCGGAGTTTCACAATCGCCTGGACCATGTGGTAAGCGTTCTCGCGCTGCGTCTGCTGAACGGCAGACGTGTCGCGCCAGGCCTGAGTATACTCGGCCTCTAGCTTATCCAATGCCTCGTGCCAGAGGGGGTTATCCTCCAGCAGCTTGGCAGCCTGCTTCAGGCGTTGGACTTCGGTTTCTGGAGTTGCTTCGATCTTCTTGGCGGTTGCCATTTACACGCTCCTGCCGGGCCCGCCCGCTTGGGGTTGTGGGCTTGTCGGCTGTTGCTGTTGAGCCGCGGCGGCCTGCCGGGCTTGGTTGAGGTCCTGCAACATATTGTGCAGGTACTGGTGACTTTCTCGGTCCCGCTCGATCTCGGCCTTGAGCTGAGCGATGTTGACGTTCACCCCCTCCTGGCGCAGCTTTTCGGCCCGGAGGAGCATGTCGCCCATCATCTTGTCGCGCTCGCGGTCGTCCTCCTGAATCGCCTTCCAGACATTCAGCTCGTACTCGCGGGTTTTGTTGATCCCGTCCTGCTGGGCCTTCTGGAGCTCGGAGCGCGCCAGCAGTTCCTCGGGGGAGGGCGGCTGCGGGGGCTGCGGCTTCGGCTGGTTGGCCGGGTCGGTCGGGTCCTTCAGGTACCGCTCCACGTCCACAATGCCAGAGAGCTTGGCGATCTCGGCCAGGGTGTTGCGATACTCCTCGATGCCGGCCAGGGGGTTATCCGGGCCGGCCAGCTGAATGATCTGCTCCTGCTTGGCCGCGAGCTCGCGCAGCACAGTCAGGCGCTGCTCCATGGTGCCGGTGCCCAGGGCGACCGTGGTCACCACGTCCATATCGTGCTTCCAGACCCGCGGGTCCACTTCGATGAAGCGGTTGTTGAGCCGGACCCACTGGCTGCGGTCGGCGTTGGACCTGGCGATCTTCAGGAGCATCTTGAAGAAGTCGGTGAGGCCCCCCTCCACGAAGTTTCGGGCGATGTGCTCAATCCGGCTGTTGGCCGACATCGCCGCGTTCTGGATGGCCGCGGTGGAGGTGGACTGAAGGGCGTCGGCGTTGAGGCCCTGTGCGGCCTCGTTCATGCCGGTACGCGCCTCGGCAAGGGTGTCCAGGTACTGCATGATCGGGAAGACTTCCCGGCCCACGAAGGGCTGTTGTATGTACCGCAGCATCCCCGGCTGCCTGACCCGGATGATTCGCCCCTGCTCCGTGTTGAGCAGGTCATCGAAGTTCACCTGGCCCTCGACTGCCTCGGTGTCCGGGTGGATGGCATTGGCCAGGGAGTCCATGGTATTGCGCATAATCATGGTCTTGAGCTTCTGGATGTCCTCCACAAGCTCGGCCAGGCTATGCCCGATCGCCTGGTGCGCCACAGGGCTGGGGCAGAGGTCGACCATCTGCGCGAAGTCGGCCAGCTCGTTGCTCAGGATCTTGTAGCCGGAGCCGGCTACACAGATCCGGCGGAGCTCGGCGATCCCGTCGCCGTCCGCGTCCACCCTCACCCAGCACTCGGCGTAGGTCACTTCCCGTTGGGTGGGGTCGCCGCTGGCTTCCTCCATCTCGTCGGTGGTGTTGCCGACGGAACGGGCCTCTTCCTCGGTCTCGAAATCCTCCTCGGGCCCACCGGCCAGGTCTTCGATCTCCTCCCACTCGTACCCCATCACCATGAGGTCGGAGAGGGTGACGTTGCGGCGGTGGCCGACGAGACGGGCTTCCTGGAAGTTCCGGGCGTTCCGGTCGACCACCAGCTCCTCGGGGGGCACGGCCTGGAAGCGCAGCCGGCCCTTGGTCTCGATCCGAGTCACCACCACGTCGAACAGCGGCTCCGGCTCCGGCTGCATCGGGGGCATCCCGGGCTGCGGGGGCTGGGGCGGCGGCATATAGGTGTTGCCGTTCTCGGTGGCCTCTACGGCCGTGATCTCGTCGTCGGACGCCAGGAGCTGGAGGTCTTCCTCGGTGAGGTCGGAAAGCTCGGATTGCACCGGCGTCTCGTCCGTCTCCCACCACAGCTTGAGCACGCCTGTCTTGCGGATCAGCGCGTCGTCCACGGCGGACAGGAACTCCATGTATCCGCGGTTCTGGT